ATCATCTGGCGGAAAAGGTCCCGCTTTAACTGCGGGTTGCTATCCAAAACCTCCTTGGGAATAACCGTTTCGCCTTCGGCCGCATGAACCATGTATTCATCGCCGTAGCGACCCAACGTGGCTAACCCAGAAGCCAATGCTTCGACAGAAGGTTCCCCAGCATATTTAGGAGTAGACAACATCACGTGAGCTCCAAAACGTTTGCAAACGCCATAATCTTTGACGCCGTGTCACAATTAAGAAGGAGCGTGTCTCCTGTCTCCAAGACAAAGGGTCCTGTGTGGGACACGTCTGCGGTCGTTGCTATGCTGTCTTTCTGAAGCGTGACCGTTGCTGAAGCTGAACTATCAGTTATCTTCAACAATACCACTATTGTACCAGAATGACTATTGTACAAGTTTAAATCTTTGACAATGGCCGTTGTGGCCGAAGGACACGTGTAGATCGTCACGTCTCCCGTAGACCCAACCGTCGTAAGAATGTTTTTATACGCAGAAGCCATTAGTTCATGAACCAGTTCAAACCGTTCGTGTCATCCTGCCCACTAATAACCGCAGGAATTTCGGTTCTGGTCAACGCGGTTTCTATATCACTGACAACTTGAATCATTAGTTCTGCGTCATATTGCTGCGGCAGCAATGGAAGCGATACTTCGAGCAATTTAGCCATTAGCGCCTACCATCAGGTCGGATATCCAACCGAACATCGCCCAAGGTCCATTGAACGTCAGTCGCGCTGCTCTGAACTCGCAGCACCGCAGATCGCGCCCTTGACCGTAGAAAAGCCTGTTCCGTAGAACTTTTAATAGAGCTCGTGGAGTTCGTTGTTAGACTGTTTCCGGGATAATCTCTTGTCTTCAGCACGTAATCTATCGTGGTGTCCGAATCTGAACTGGAAATGTCCGCATCAGGTATTAACCTACTGATAAACGAAAACTGTTCTCCGTCCCCTAACGCAAACACAGAAGACTCAATAAACGGGGACATCGCCGCTCCGTCGTCCGTGGTCCCCGTTTCGTGAGAGTAAATGTAGTTCAAACTGTCCGAAACGCCCGCGGCTCGAGGCTTAGAGTGTAGCCCAAAATCAACCCATGCCGTCCGGGCCAACGAACCAATGTCCCAGGTGTTGTCTTGGTAGTTGTATTTAACGTACCTATCGACATCGTCACTACTGGAAGAACAATAAAACCAGAAGACTTCGTTAAACATTCGATTTGCGCCAGCAAAAAATTTAAGAGTCTTGTCGTAGTTTAGGTCGTCAAACACATACCGTAACACGGTACAGGGAATAGTTTGTATTTGACCCGTAAACACGAAGAAGTTTTCTTTGTCCATCCAAAAAACGCGGTCCCCAATTGCCGTAGCGGCATTTGGGGAAATGATAGATATATTGTTGGCTAAAAGGTTAAATGAGAACGTAAACGGCGGTCCAACGAATCTCATGCCGTACAAGGACGAATCTGTCCAAATCAAAATTTGCTGTCGGGTTTCGATTCCTGTGATTATTTCCGAACCTGAAGACAGCCTTTGGTCGCCGGCCGTGTTCGTTACCTGTGGCGTCCAATCAACAGCGCTTTCTTGGTCTGACCAGCGAACCAATAAGAGATCCTGTTCCGTGGTTCCAAGAGTGTTTGCTCCAAGACAAATAACGTGTCTGTCCGTGTCTGATACTAGCACCTGACGCGCCGTAGTGGGTGCGTCAGACGCACCTGTTTGAGCGCTCAAAGCCGTTGCCCTAGTGGACAGCCCTAACGTAGCGTCCCAATAATAAACGTTATCGTCTCGGACATTCATTATTACGTCTTCGCCCCAGTTGTCTTGGGACCACAGGCGCGCGGGGTGGCCAGTTATAAAGGGGGCTACGGCGTCACCAAATCCGTAAAACCCATTGGCTTCTTTGACGATATCGCCATCGGCATGAGCCGCCGCGCTAGTGCCTTTTGCACCTCGAACAACACCTGCATTCAAAGTGTTACTGGACTTTCCCGTGTACTGTATGAGTTCGTCGTCAACCTGTATCAGACCAACGAAGGTCACCGTCGCACCACTGGAATGAGTTGCTGTCGTGGTTCCATCAGCCCCTCTGGTGATGTCACTAAGAACGTTTCCTGAGTTGGTTCTGTATTCGATATTTTCGCTGTCTATTTTGACGGTTCCTCTGGAAGGCATCCCAGAAGAATCTGCTAAACTGATTGTTGTATCAACGATAGCAACTGCCGCAGATGTCGTTGTAGAAGCCGTTTCAAAATCAGACGCAGATGTCAGTGCTATCGACGTTACGCTGTCGTTTATGCCACCGTCCAAGGTGGTTTGGCTGTATGTCAGGGTCTGACCGCCCCAAAACCCCGCCCCAAAACCAGCCTCTGAGAGTACCTCCTCTTTACCGATATGGATTTGGTAGTTGGCGATTACAGCCGAACCTCCTCCCGCTGTTGATCCAGATGAGGCAGAGCCTCCCGTATCTACCGTAAAACTATTCGCAGAGACGATAGATGCTATAACCTGCTCTTTATTAAGATCTGCCGTGGTCAAGCCATCAAAAGCGGTGGCCCCACTAAACGTTACAAAATCACCTTCAACAGCAGAATGTCCTACTGCGGTCACCGTTATAACACCAGACCCAGAACTACCTGAAGTAAAGGGGTTGGTGCCTAACGTTGCAGTGCTTCGGATAGGCGTAATGTCGTAGAAGGCGTTGCCGTTCTCTAAATAGAATTTAGAGGTCGTACCTACGCCCATAAGCTTTAACGCGTCCAAAGTGACCCAACACTTTAACGACCGGACAGTGCCTATAACAGACGATCCACTAACCCGTTCCCAGCCGCCAATCTTTTCTGGACGCCCCTTTCGGAAACGTATGAGGTTTGAGTCGAACCAACCTTGGGGATCCGCGAACCGTGTGCTTTCCCTGTTGATACCAGGCTTAAATTGAACTTTTGTCAGAGGCATTTATATCTTCCAAAGCATACCCGCCATAAGGAGGATCACTGCGCCAGCAGACCCAATTAGTATCATTTCAAGGCGTTTAATACGTTCTACGGTCTCTTTCCAACGTTCCGCGCACACCGCTTCATGGGTGTTTAGTTTTGCCTCAACATCTCGTATCGTGGTCGCCACCGTACTGCCCCGCCTTTAAATCTTTGTACAAATTTGCACACACTTAACTTTCTAATTCAGGCCAATCGTAAAGAATTCCAGACTTTGTTACGCTACCGTCTTCGTTAGCCGTATAAGACACAAACAGTGCAGCTACAGCATCTGTATTCTCTGCACCGTCAATCGCATTTTCCATCTCCGTTGCTTTAGCGCGAATAGCATCCCGCCAATCTTGGATATTACTTGGTATAGCTGTACCATTATCAGCTTTGCGTACAATTGCCCAATCAGTTTGAGCAAGTAGAGCACCCTGTTGCACTTTAACTTCTTCTTTTAAGTTCGATTTGACGCCAGGGTTTATTACCTGATTACCATCTTCGTCTTTAATCTTATCCCCGTCGCCATCTACAGCATCGGTATCGTCTAAATTTCTGGCAGTTTTATTTATTTTGCCGTCCGAATCCATGAACCAATCATATAGACGACTATCCGGCGGCGTCTCTTCGACAACTTCGGTCAATCCTGCCGCTGCTTTTTCATCTGCCGACCAAATGTTCCAATTGGGCGGATGTTGAATACCGTGATCATCAACCCAAGGTTTTCCAATATTGATCGTTTTGCCGTTATATTTCCACATAACAAACTCCTAATTTGTCACCGCATACGACGGCGGAAGCGTGCCGTTAATTTGCAACGCATTTGCTGTCACCAGAGAATAGCTGTTTGACCCGGTCGAGTTATAACTCGAACTGCTGCTGATAACCTTGAAGCCGTTGTTGCATAAATTAACGTGAGTGCCATACGTTACGGCGTTGGAATTAATCGTCAACGCATCGCTTGGTGACGGCTGAAATCCCAAATAAACGAACGGCCCATTTGTACTTCCATTGCCCGTAAATGAGCCTGTTGCCGGATTTGAAAAAGTCACTGTTGATTGGCTGGAAGACGCCAGACATTGGAACCCGCTTGGCACCGCGTATTTGAAATCACCAACGCCGTTTGTGTCGGTGTTTCCTCCCGCAGTTTCCGCGCCTCCGAACGTGCTGTCCGCACCAAAATTTACAAAATAATCTTCACTGGATGACGTTGAGGTGCCAAAAACATATTCAGTATCAGCTTGAATTGAGATACCACCCGTATTCGATGCCGGTGCGCCACTGTCGTACCAAGTTCCGTTTTCTCCCCACCAAATTTTATTATTGTCTAAATCAACGGCCAACATGATTATGTCACCCGCCGACATCGTCGCCGCACCAGTTATAGCGGTGCTGCTTCCGTTCGTGTAGTAGTAGCCGTCCCCGGAGTACATCCCATACCCCAAGCCGTGCGACGAGGTCGTATAGCCAATATAGTAGCTGTAGTTTTTGCTGGCAGTCGCCGCATCGTGAATGCACGACGGGAATCCGTTCGCTCCAGTATCGGTGTGAATACGAGTTTCGTAATAATATTTACCGGTTTTCCCCATAGATTTGCTTGCAAAAACTGAATACCAATTTGCGCTGCCAACGGCCAAGCGGTTGCCATACTCCAGATTCGACACCTCTGTTAATTGACCGTTTACACCACTCAAAATGGGGAAGACTAGACTGGGCGTATGCACTGATTGATTTGCACTGCTCATACTGTTTGCAGTTAAATCATTGTTATTGCTGCTTATATCGTTTCCGAGTGCGGAACTGTCGGAAAAGTCTAGGCAAAAACTGTTGCCACCGGCAGACGATGCGAGCGCAGCTATATCTGCATCAGCTTTAGGAACAATTTGTGCATCGTTTGGCGCAAAAGTCTGTGTATCTACGAAATCAGATATCGAAACATCGCCGCCTTGAATTGATTGGCCGTCAAGCATGACCGGCTGTGCGATATAGACTTTTCCATAACTTGCTGCAAATGCACCGACAAGTTCCTTAGACGTATTGTTAAAACTGCTTCCCCAATAACTCCGCTGGTCAAGCGAAAAGCTAGTTATCTCTTCGCCGTTAACGTAGAACTTACCTTTATTGCTTGCCGTTGCTTCATCAAGTTTAAAACTGGCCAGTATGTGATACCAGCCATCATCTCTAAACTTTGCGGTAGATTTTACCGCGTATCCATCTGCTGAAAAATAAGCTAGACCATTCTCCCACTTAACGCCGGAATTTCCAACGCCGGAATTAGCGTTATTTCCGATACTTAGTAACTGTTCTCCGCCGCTGCTCATTGGAGCAGAAATCTGAAACCAACACGCCATCGTCACTTCATTAGTGCTGAAGCTGCTGGTCGAACGATCCAAATAATCCGACGACCCATCCAACCAGACAGAGTTGCCAATTAGCGTGGAGTCAAATCCACTGTCCGCATTAGCAAACCATTGTGAGCTAAACATTGTCATTAGCTGAAAGCCTTTTGCACAGCGCCCAACTGGATTGAACCAGAAGCCTTAACAAAATATGGTATGACATCAACCGCATTAGCGGAGGTGCTGAGTGTAATTCCAGAACCTCCGGCAGTTTCGTAGTCTGTTCCCAGACTCAAAGTTCGTGACCCAGTGCCATCTTGTATGCAAACTATAACACCAGCCTGTCCAACCTGTTCTGTAGATGGATTAGCTAGAGTGACGTTTCCGGTAAATGTAAGCACAAAATTTTGGTTAGCTCCAAAATCTAGAGTGACACTGCCAGTATTACTTGTGTCTGTATCTGTGGTGGCTATCAGCGTGCCAGTAACAGTTGCCCCAACAGAGGTCGTTGCGATTTTCGCACTATTGTCGTGATAAAGAGTAACCGCACCGTCTTTAACTGCCTGAAGATAACTTTCGGATGTACCGGCAGACGTTAGCGCCAAGTTGTCGCCAGCTAAATACAAATTGCCTGTCCCGGCGTCGTTAATATAACTGTGACTTCCGGAATGATAAATCTCTAGATCGCTACCAGCGCCAAGTAGAATTTTAGCGTTATCGGGAAACAAAATATCGTCGGAGCCGGTTGGCACCGTAAAAACTGTTTCGTCGGCGTCATTTTTGACCGTCAGATCCGATGTGCTGCCTTGTCCGGTTAAGATCAATCCTTCGGCGGCAGTGTAACCAATTGCAGCGTTGTCACCGGCAGAGGTATCTCCTGCTGGTTCAACCGTTCCACTAGCGATTAAGTTACCTGTAGCCGTAATAGTTGTGCCTTGGATAGTAGATGCGCCCACTATAGTACCTGACACATCTAGGTTGGCATTAACATCTGCTAATGTAGCGTTAAGTTCAATCTCATCTGTAGCATTGATATCTAGAATAGTGGCGCTTGGGGCGTTGATATATTGAGAAGCGTCATTAAACTGAAGCGCCATTGTACTGTTTAAAAGCAGTCCAGTATCAGCAACATGGGTCAGCGTTACATCTTGGTCATCACCAAAACCAATTACAGCACCGTCAGCGAGATAAAGATCACTAAATTCTAATGAAGTTGTACCAAGCGCAGCACCATCTGACGCATCTGGCACAAACGCTGTAGTGGCAGTTATGGTTGTACCTTGAATAGTCGAACTGCCCGTCACTGCGCCCGTAACCGCAAGAGTACTACCTAGTGTAGCAGCACCATCAATTGCGGCCGCGCCAGTAACTTCCAACGTACCAATTTGAAGATCCGCGAGAGCATCGACAACGGCAGCGCCAGAACCCGCGCCATCACAATAAACAACCGCGTTTTTACCGTTTTGGACGGTGACGTTTGCGCCTGTACCTTGAGAAAGAATAACGGAATACGGCCCGCTAGAACCAGAATCGGTAGTGGCGTTTTCAATAATAAAGTATGTCTTTGCCGTATTCGGGGCGATGGTTACGGTGTTATTTGCTCCTAACGCCCCCGTAAATTTAATAACCCGGTACATACCATCTTGAAGGTTTTCAGTACCAGAACCTGGGGATGCTTCACGTACTGTCAAAGTATGGGTCGAACCAGACAACGCCACGGTGGTATAGGAAGCGATGCGGTCCAGAAGATCAAAATTGTGGTTGGTCGTAGTACCCCACGTTCCTGATTGCTCTCCGGATCCAATCTTCTCTATGCCAAAACTTGTCGTAAAGGTAGAAGCCATGTTCTCTTCCTATGCCGCTATATCAGTCCATTCAGGTGTCTGCCCCGGAACTATTCCGCCCCATTCAGGTGTCTGCCCCGGAACTATTATACCCCAGACAAATGCGTTGCCAACCGCCGTAGAGGCTTGCACCCCTGTAACCCCGGTTGAGATGTTTACAGTTACACTACCAACCGCTGTAGCAGCAGATACCCCAGAAGGAGTAACGTTCGCCGTTCCCGATACACTTACACTACCAACCGCTGTAGCAGCAGATACCCCCGTAACTGACATAACAACGCTGATAGTTACACTACCAACCGCTGTAGCAGCAGATACCCCAGAAGGAGTAACGTTCGCCGCTCCCGCTACAGTTACACTACCAACCGCTGTGGCCGAAGATACCCCAGAAGGAGTAACGTTCGCCGTTCCAACTACCGTAACACTGCCAACTGCCGTCGAAGCAGAAATTCCCGTGACGGAAAGCTGTATGTCTACTCGTACACTACCAACCGCCGTAGCAGCGGACACTCCCGTAACTGGAAGAGAACTATTCCACGCCCCGGAGTTCCAAGTCCCTCTGCCCCAGCCAAAAACAGACATTACGCAATACGAATCAAAGCGTTGTTAGCGTCGTTTGTGGGCATCGTAACAGTAAAGTTACCGGCACTCGAAGAACTGTCCGCGCCAAAGTTAATCACACAAACGGCGGGCTTTGCCGCGTGGGTTGTAGTGCCCGCGGTTCCTGCGTTTGCTAACGTAGAGTTATAAATCAGGGCACCTCGCGCATCCGTAATAGTGGCTGAAGACCACGTAACATCCGCCATGTCTATAAACGCTGTAGGAACAGAACTGCTGTTGTCTGCGAGTCCTATCGTTACACTCGACAACGCTTCTCCGCCTGCGGTGTAGTTCGTACCGCTAACCTCGTTGCTTGTTGAATAACCCGTGGTGTCGGCATCAATAGACGAACTGTTGGTGAACAACGCTATCTTAAAGGTATCTGCGTTAATGGTAGTGCCGTCCCCACGGGAGTGCGAAGTCCAAAAATGAATGCCCGCATTTATCTCACGCTTGTAACTTCCGCAAACTGCGGATGATCCAATAGCCATTACAAACTCCTTATAATCTCGGCCATATCGTGATGGCCTTGCTGTTTCAATAAAACGTAGATACTAGTTCTTTCGTTTTCTGCCATCTTGGCCATGTAAAAACCCAATACTTCCCGTATGTGATCTCTATAAGCAAGTGCCTGATCTCGTATAACAGGCGGGGCGGTTTCCGAAACAACCATTATCTTGTTAAGCGCCATCTCCGCCATTTGTTCTGGCGAATGACCCCCGTTATCAGACGTAAAAACTAGCGCATTTCCTAGTTTACTGTGAGCGGAGCCGTCCACTGTTACGCAACTCCCCTTCTAACACGATCATATCTGTACTGATCGCGTGTCTGCAAGCCTTCTCCAAGGTTCTTCAACCATTGCAGAGATTCGCCGTATCGTTGGTTGTAGAGGCTCAAAAGGTCGGGCTCTCCCTTGAGGAACGTGTAAGCTTCAAAAAGTGACCCATACAACAACGCCAATTCTGCGTTTGTCCCTAACCAACTTGTTCCATCGGAGGACTCCGTAATGGATTGCGGCCGGTAGAAATAGTGTAGCTCTACGGTGTAGTTTGAATCTGGGGTTGGCGCGACCAAAAATGTTTTTTGGTCCCAATCACCGTAATACAACGGAACTCCTGTTGTCGCGGGATTTGGCGTGTAGTCCTGCAACATCGTGACCTGCTTGTATAACAGGAACTCCTTGCTCGAGGAGACTATGACGCTCAAAGAGTTTTGAGCAAGAAAATCGCTGGGCTTCGCAAGATAAGAATTACCAGAAGTCAACGTACCTTGTGAGTTCTTACGAAAAACATCCAACTGAGCTTCTTTAAGAATCCGTTCTTCGGCGTTAATGATAAAACGCGGCAACTGACTAACAAAGGTCGATTCCGTGCTTTGAACGTAATCTTGGATTGCTGTTTTAAGTGTTGTAAACGTGAATGCCATGAAGCACCTCTATTACGAAGACAGGGTGACCGGACCCGCCGAAGCTATGGCACCGCCCCCAGTTACGTTCCCGGTTGTAGCCGTTCCGCTGCTGGCGCTAAATGTATATGTGTCGTCAGAAACCTTGGTTATGGAATAGCCTGCGGCTTGTTCCAAAGCACTCTCTGTAAACCCGTCGAAGGCCTCTACCGTTCTAAACCGTACAGTGTCACCCGTACTCCTGCCATGCCCTGGTTCTGTTACCGTAATAACGGCCGAACCGCTTGCGGAAGATTTGAAAGAGTTTAACGCAAGTAAAACACTAACAGCAGGTTCAACACGATCTGGTCGAGCATTCCGCAAAGCCTGCGGGTCACCAATAACCCTTTTTGGTTCTATCTGCGGCTGTTTCGACTCATACTCGTCAGGCCCAACAAGACTGCCATTCCACTCCTTTAACATCACGCGCAACGGGTACGCTCTTCCAGAACGATCCGATATACCTAGCGCGTATGTGCCTGCGGCATATCTTGGCATTACCTAATACTCAGCGACGAAAAACTAGGAACTAATCTTAACGCAGTTCTTTCTGAATCTTCACTGGCGGCACGCATGAACTCTTCGTCGTACACCGCCTTGAGAGTAGGTAATAATTGAGGTGCCTTTTTCATCGACAGGTAGTATGCAAGGCCTGCTGTAAGGCACGGTAAAAATCTAAACGGAACATCCGCGGTGTTTACGCCTGCGTCTGCGTCCTCAATGCGCCGAATACGGTAGTAGATTAGTTGGTCCGTAGAATTTTCTGGAGAGGGCCAAACCGTAATGGTCGGAGTAATTAAACGGTCCATGTAGAATTGAGACGGCCGGCCTTGTGTAGTCTTGTCCGGAGTATCTAGATAGTCTCCTCGACTAATCCTGGTGATACCTATGTCCGTTCCGCTGCGTCGAACAACAGCTTCCAGAACGTCTACTGAAGACTGAACGTCTAACAAGCTTGGGTCCGCACTAATAGTAGTACTCGCAGAACTACTGGAGCCTGTTATGGTTTCACCTGCGGTAAAAGAACCTGACGGAACCGTGATTGTTATGGTGGTTGAGGAGGGTTTTGTTATAACGGAAGCCGTAGACCCACTAGACCCTCCCGTTATCGTTTCCCCCACGCTAAGATTTGTCGATGCCCCAACCGTAGCCGTAATCACCCCTATAGGGTATGTCGCTACAGAAGATGTAGTCGATAATTGAGCAAGGTTCTGCGTAATCTCTTCGACTGTCCAGAGATTAAGACCACGGTTCGCCCATTCCGCAAAGAGAAGGTTTAAAGAACGCCGTGCGGTTCGAGCATCGTAACCTGTACGGAACTCAAGACCGCAACGCTCAAAGGCCTCCTCTGTGATTTCGGCCATATCAAGGTTAAAATCAACAGATCCAGAGGTTGCCATTTAATTTACCTAGTACTCTTTCAAGCAGTAAAGAACTACAGAGTAGGTGTCCCCGCTACTGTGGCCCACAGTGGTAAACTTAATGTCGCCCGTCTTACCAGACGCCGCCGCGACATTCGGCAAACCACTAATGTCGGAATAATCCAGCGTATCGGAATAATCTGCTGGAAGTTCCGCAGCGATAACGTTCGTAGACGCATTCCAAAGAACTTTTACGCCCATCCCCACTGTGGAGAAGGCTATCTTTTTAATGCGAACACCTGTGCAAGCGGTTCCGTCCTGCCGCGAAGCCAGAGCAGACACATCCACTTTAGTGACTGCCGATTCCCCGGTTCCATCGCTAGTGTTGGTGCAGTAAATGACGGCGTTTCGGTCTCCGTCTTGTACTGTCGTTGCTGTAACAGCGTCAGCCATATAAACCTCCTCTAGAGGCTGGGGGGCTACCGCCCCCCAACACTAACTATTCAAACGGCGTGGCTAAAGTTCCATCGCCATGGAGGAATGCTTCGCAGTGCCACACGGCCGCGGTGGTGGCTTTCAAGCGAATAACACCACCTACAAGCCAACCTTGCTCGGCGCTTCCGAGGTCAATCGTGTCATCGTTACTGGCGTCAGGGATAAAAGTATTGGTGTCGCCAGCCGTCGCCGGATCAAAAATTTGAGCAAACCCAGAGTAAAGATCACTGGTGTTTTCTGTGTTGATCTGACCCGCGCCCGTAAAGGTCGTGCCCACAA